CTTTCTGCCTCGGCTGTTTCTGATTTTATCGAATCGGAACTCAAGGAAGCTTCCGAGAGATTTTCAGCCGAAAAAGCACAGGTGGAAAGTAATCTCAAAGAAGCTCAAGAGAAGATCGAAGCTGTTACTACAGACTACGATAAAATCAAGGCAGAACTAGATTCTGTTACAGAAAAACTTGGCGCTCTGGAAACCGAGAAAGCAGAGAAGGAAGCCGAAGAGTTGTTCTCTCAGAGAATGGCGTCTTTGGACGAAAAGTATGCTCTCGAGGCTGAAGACCGCGAAGTTCTTGCTACACAGATCAAAGATCTCGATGCTGAAGGCTGGGATGCTTTCGCTAAGAATATCGAAGTTCTGTTGAGAGACAAGTCAAGAGAAGTCTTGGCCAAGAAGGAAGACGAAGCTTCTAAAGAAGTGGAGGTCGAAGAGGAATCAAAAGCTTCTGATGAAGTTGTAGATGAGGCCATTGAAAGAGGCGAGCAAGAAGAGAGTTCTATCCCTGCTTCTACTCAAGCTTCCGAAGCCACAACTTACGACAAGTATAAGAAGGCTTTTGAGATTGATCAATTTGATATTAATTACTAATTCAAAAATTAAGGAAAGATAAAATATTATGGCAGCGTTTGTTAAAAACACTCAACGGCTGAAGCCTTTTAGGCAACATGCCGAAACGGACGTCGTAAATCTTTTCAGCCTTAAAGACGATGATGGAGATGTAATCGCTTCCCACGCAGCCCTCGCTACTGATGGTGCTAAGCTTAATAAGGGATTACTCGTTTCTGTCAAAGGCAACGGTTGGAAAAACACAGACGATCCTGTAAACAAAACTGGTATTGGTAACCCCGGTGCTAGTTACACGAACACGGTTTCATTCCGTTATGGCGCAGCTGCAAACATCGAGCCTTGTGCTTCGGGTTCTCAGCCTCTTGGTATTACTCTATTCGACGTCGCAGAGGTCGATGAGAATGGTGAGAAGTTGATTTACAACCCACGCAAGGCAGCTGAAATGCAGGCTGTGGTTAGTGGTCAGGCAGTCCCTGTCTTGACTAAAGGTATTGTGCTTTACAGCGGAAACCTCACAAGTGGTGGCGCAAACAGTGTAACAGCAGGAGCTAAAATCTATGCTGATATGCTCAATGAAGGAGAACTTAGTTCTTCTGCTACTGAGAGCACTGGTAGCGCTAGCCAGATTCAAGTTGGTACCGCTCTGGGCTCTGTTGATGCTGATGGTTTCATTCTGTTGAAGATTGACCTCTAATTTTTATAAGAAAGGAGATTTAATAAAATGAGACTTAAATTAAAAAATACCCCTGAGCAGGTCGAACTCATCAAAGCGATGGGATCTAAGAACCAGCTCGTTGCCCGTGAGGCACAAGAAGCTTTCGCAGCTTTTCTCGGCCCTGTAGTGCGTAGAGTTCTGCAGCAGGCCGCAACGGCCGGAGCCGTCTATACTGACGCTCCGTTTAATCAGGACGAAGGAGCTAGTTATCCTTTAGATCTTTACTATAACGAAACTAATGATGGTTACGTTAGCGTTTGGTCGCAGAATGTTGCTGGTGGTCTTCCGACTTCACAGGACGTATCTGCTATTCAAGAGTTGAAGATCGCAACTTATCGTTTGGATGCAGCTGTTTCTATCACTAAGAAGTATGCTAGACAAGCAAGACTTGACGTTGTTAGCAAGCTTATCGAGCGTATGTCTCAAGAAGTTCTGCTTAAGCAGGAAAGAAACGCTTGGGCTGTTGTGCTTAACGCACTGGCCAATGCGAGCACCTCTTCTGTGACTGCCTCTTCTGTAGGTATCACAAGCTTGAAGAGTGGTTCTCACGTTATTCCAGCTTACAACCAAGGCAGATTCCAATTGGCCGACTTGAATAAACTGATGACTCTCAACAAGAGAATCAATCAGTCTTGGGCCGGTGGTACTACTGATGCTGCTTATAGCAACGGTATTACAGATCTGTATGTTAGCCCTGAGATCAAGGAGCAGATTCGTGCTTTCGCTTATCAACCTATGAACACTGTTCAGGCTACTAGTGGCACTAGCTCTATTCCGCTTCCAGACAATATTAGAACAGAAGTGTTCAATTCTGCTGGTATGCAGGAGATCTATGGCGTTAACATTGTTGAGCTTAACGAGCTTGGCGTTGGACAGAAGTACAACACCTTGTTTGATGAGTTTGATTCTGGCAATGTTGGTCCTCACGCTACCGCTGGTCAAGCTGACACATTTAGCGGCTCTGATGATGAGCTGTTGGTTGGTGTTGATAACAGTAAGGGCGCGTTTGTTCGCGCTATTGCTCAAGACAGCGACACAGGTGACACATTCACAACTAGCCCTGATGATCAGTTCACTCAACGTAACGAGAGAATCGGTTTCTACGGCTCTTTGGAAGAGGGTCGCGTGTGTATCGACGCTCGTGCGGTTGTTGGACTTACCGTCTAATAGAGACCCAAATATTATCGAAGCCCCCGGAAACGGGGGCTTTTTTATTTCTTTTTTTATGGGATTGCGTGTAAAACTAGTTATAACGGAGAAAGGTTAAGTTATGGCAGTTAAAAGGAAAAAAACTTCAAAAAGCAAAGCGAAATCGAAAGAAATGATTCAGACTCACGCTATGGAGGAGAAAGAATCTTACGCAAAAACTTCATTAGATCAAATCTGGGGAGATACAGGTAATTCAAAATACGGAACTCTCGATGAGGACGTATACACTACTCAAATTAAAGGTATGAATAAGACTGATCTTCATGCTCATGCTGTAAAGATTGGTATTTTACCAGTAGATAATAGACAGTTACTTACTTCTAGATTGTTGAGAGAATTCAAAAAACATGTTTTGGCCTATAAAAAGCCTATTTCATCTAGTACTAAAGATCAGAAAGAACCTTCGGATGTGGCTAAGTCTATTCTAGCTGAAGGTAGATAGAGTGTAATTATGTCTGTATGCCACAACTTATTGGTACAGGACAGCTGGATCTCGACAACTTAAAAGAATACTTTTTAAGAAAAGATCCCGATAGTTTATCCGGTAGTGCAAATAACATTACCGGATTTTATCCTTATGCAGACAATCCTTCAGGTTACGCTTCTAGTGGGTATGTAACTGGTATCAGTGGAGACATATCTGGTTATATAGATTCTGTAAGCGGGGTCTTAAGAACAGATTTACTAAAGACTGGACTAGATTTAAGTGGCTATGTAGGAAGTGTATCTAGTGAGCTGGCTGCAGATATAGATGAGGTAAGCGGAGATCTTCGTTATATTAGTGGGTTGTATAGCGCAGTAAATACGCTATCTACAGGCAATGAAGACGATATAGATTCCGTAAGCGGCGCTTTATATAATTCTGGCCAAAATCTATCTGTACTGATAACTGGAGAAACGGGAAACGGTCTTAGTGGTTACGTAACTGGTCATGTACATGATACAAGCGGAATACTGGACGCAAAGATCACTTCTTTAAACACAAGCTTAAGAGCTCACGCAGCGGAAGATTATATAAGTAAAAGAGATGAGGCTGAAGTTGTTTCGGGCTCTGTATCTTTTTTGAAAAAGCTAAAACTTACTAGAGGATTAGAGCATGAAAGAGTAGGAGATAGAGATGAAATTTCAACTACCCAAAGCGGAGTCAACATGTATTCTTATGTTAGCGGTACTACTATAGGTTCAGCTTACCATGAAGTACTAACAACTTACTTACGCCATCCTCAAAGTGGAGACAACGCAAGGCAAGATGTCATACTTAGCACGTTCCAATATAGCGGAGGAATTCCAGCATAATGTCTTCAAGCACTGGCAGTATAAGAAAAAAGACTGAGAGTATAAAATTATATACTAATCAACTTTATTACAAAAGCTACCCCGGTAAGCCCACTACAAACCTTATTCCAACAGCAGAGTCAGCTTCAGACTTCCACGCTAGTCTTGGGGGAGTTACTCATGACTTTTATAGGATATATGCTGATAAAGATCCTCATCAACAAGGTATGTACAAGTCTCTTGCTACTGGACATATGTCTATCAATGATGTGGTGTATAAAACAAACTTCAGGGGTCATAGCTTAAAGACTTCAGGCATGCATACTTTTTCTGCCAGTAGTCACGATTCTCTTAAATTAAAGATAGGTCAAGAGTATATATTTTCTTGTGAGGTATTCGTGTCTAAGAGACATGCTAGGTCCTCTGGCTTAGGCTCAGTTATATCGGTAAAAGCTACCGATCAAAACGGAAAGTATTATGGAAACTATGATTTTTCAAAATCTGGGACTTGGCAAGTTGTGTCAATAGTCTTCACTCCTAGTTTGGAGACATTGGTAACTGCAACCTCTGGCACATCTGGAACCTCTAGCTCAGCAGGAACTTCAGGGAATAGCTCTTTAATAAAAACTACCTTATCTCACACTGTCTATTTTTGGCCTCAAGAAAGCACGACGACGGCTTCAGAAAGATCTAGGGGTTATATTTTATATAAGAATCCTCAGCTAGAGAAGGGTTCGAATAGGTCTCAGTTCACCAGAAAAGGCAACCCGAGAACTCCTGCTGCTAGTCTTAAAGACATGAGCTCTAATAAAAATTCATTTAGTGTTAGTGGTATGTCTTTTTCTAATGAATCCACTCCTATATATTCTAAAAACAGTTTTGTTAATTTAGGCCTGACTTCTACTAAAGCTGGTTTAAATTCTAGTTTTCAAGTAAACTCAACTCAAAAAAAGACTTTTGATTTTTGGTTTTCTATTAGTTCTTTTTCTGATGATATATCCACTTTATTTTATGGAGATATATCTCAAGGATCTAAATTCACTACACAAGACAACGTTTCTAGAAAGCAGCATATTTATGTAGACCAAGGCAAAATACACTCAGATTTATATAATGAGTTTGGTTTGTTAAGCAGTTCTTTTACAACAGAGTCTGTAGTTGAAGAAGGAGTTATAACTAATGTTGTTGTCTCTGTAGACATGACAAAAGCCTCAGGTAAAATAAATTTTTATGTAAATGGAACTAAAAGAAATTCAAAGATGGTGTCTAATTTAGCTGCTCCTAGCAACATAACACTTTTACCTTTTTTAAACTCAACTAATACAATATTAACAGAAAGCGTAGTTGATTATAATGTAGCAGGCTTAAGTGTACAAAAAGATTCAAGTATGCAAGCTTTTAGCAAAGGGTTAACAGTAAACTATAAAGTAAGTTCTTATAATGATAATGGCGAATCCGCAGCTTCTGTAAATAGTAAGATTTTAATAGATAGGCAAAATTCTTCTGTGTCTGTAAGCTGGAATTCAATAAGAGACGCTAAGGGGTTCTATTTATATAGATCTATAAGTAATATATCTGAATATGGAGAAAGCTCTCTTTTATTAAAAGTCTTAAATCCTTTTTTTGGAAAAGATGATATAGAAGTTATAAATTTTATTGATGATAATTCTTTAACTTTGGAAAATGGCTCACCTAAGTCAAATGCAACCTATTCTAAATATAAAATAAATAATACGTCTTTTTATGATGGTTCTGATATGAAAGCTGCTATAGGACAGCTAGAAGGAGTTATATATAAGACATCTGTTTATTCAAAAGCTTTTAGTCCTTCAGAGGCTTCTTACGCATACATAGAGGGATCTAGAGACTTTGATTTAACAAACAATACTGCACCTTATAGTTTTTCGGCTTCTGCTGGTAGTTCTATAGGAGGATACGGAGGAGGATATTAAAATGTCTAGTAAAGTAAATTACGGTAAATATAGAGTTAATACAGACGGTCTTGTTTTTAGAGTAGATGGATACTCTAGTAGAAGTCATGACCATAACACAGAGTTTTGGAGAGATTTAACTCCTAGTGGATTAGATGTAAAATTGCAGAACAGTGGTCTTTACGACGAAACAAGTGGTTATTATAAGTTTAGAAATCCAGATAATGGAGCTAATACTTATGGAGCTGTCTCTGGCGCAAACTTTAGTGGCCTAAGGTCTTTAGGGGTTTTAAAAGACGAAGATTCTAGTTTTACCATAGAAGCATTTTTTGAAATCAAAAATTCTGGGGCGGACTCTCCCCCTGATGATGGAGCAGTAATATTTGGTAATACAGACCATAATAAAAGCGGTTATTCTTATGGATTTGTTACTCAGACAGGTAATGGTGGAGAGATAAGCGGAATTAAAGCGGTCATCTCTACTAATAAGGTTGACGCAACAAACAACAATCCGTGGACAGGAATGAGTGTGACTTTATCTGATGTAAATGATCCTTCTATATCTGGTTCTGACTTCAGACATATCGCTATGACTTATAATAGTTCTACTAGCGAGATGACGGGTTATATGGATGGCGTAGCAAAAGGTAGTAACTCGTTTCCAGCAAGCAACACTTCTGGCTTCCACACTGGCACGGTAAATGGTACCTACCAACAGTTTTATGTGGGCGGTAATAATAGCTCTGGCTTAAATATCAACATCGGCATGGTTTCCGCCTACAATAGAGCTCTTTCTAGTGGGGAAGTTTTAGGAAACTGTAAGGCTGTTAAGCATCGATATGGCCAAGGATATTAGTTTTGAAATTCGACCTTTTGCTATTTAAAACTATTTGATGAACGAAGCCCCTTTCTACGAAGAGACTAAACCATTATTCAATACCAATAAACAGAGAGGTCAGAATAATGCAAAAGATGTTGTAATAAAGATAAACTCTTTTTCGTTTGGCGACACGCTATCTGCTACTCCCACTATAAGAAAACTAGCTCACTCTTATGCTAAAAAGATAATAGTTTGCACTTATAAACCTTTTCTGTTTGACCACAACCCAAACGTTCTTTTCACAATACACGTAGACGATTTTACTCAAGAACATTATGATCAATACGAGGTCTACGAGACCTTTAATTCAATAGGAAAAGAAGACAAAGCTGGCATAGAAAAGAAGTATGCCGCTTATGATATAAGAAAGATTCATTGTACTGAGATAGGTTTTGATTTAAGGCCGGAAGAACTTCATTGTGATTACTACCCCGGCCCTGTAGAGTTTGATCATTCCGATCAGTCTTTTATAAATAATAATGACTATGTGGTCATGCATATAGGACAAAACTGGCCAAGTCGTACTTGGCCAAGAGATCAGTATGTAAGTCTTATCGATGGGCTAAATAGAGAAGGTATAAAAGTAGCTTTAGTAGGATTTGACCAAAAACCTGAGCCGGGAAAATATCAACATGACAAAACTTGTTACAACTTTGAAGAGTTGGAATTTGATGGGGTTAGCTTTTTAAATAGAACCTCCCTTGACCAAGATTATTATATAACTAAAAACTCAATAGCTTGCGTAACCATGGATACTGGCCAGCTCCATTTAGCAGGATGCACAGATACTCATATTATATATATGGGGGCTTCTGTTCACCCTATCTGGAGAGCGCCTTACAGAAATGGTTCGCAGTCCTATAAGCTAACCTTTATTGGTGGCACATGTAGATCATTTTGTGCTTCTGACCCTCAGTATTCTGTAATAGAGCACGGAACAATTAACAGCGTCCCCCCTCTACCGTTTTGTTTGGAAGGCAGGCCAAATTATGACTGTCAGCCTGTCTGGCAGGATGTCTTATCTACTACTTTAAAAGTTATAAAATGAAGAGGAAGATACTTTATATCCCTATGCATCTTTCTACTGGTGGCTCCCCAGAGTGGCTTCGTCAGTTGATAAAAGTCAGTATGCTTGATAATGAAGTATTCGTTGCGGAGTTTAATAACTACGGAAGCTACAACATACAAAAAAACAAAATAATAGATTTAGTAGGAAAAAGTAGTTACGAATGTATAGGTCCTTGTTTTTCTGATAATTGGAAAGAAGAAAGACAAAGGCTTTGGGATATTATACAAGAATTTAAACCTGATGTAATACACTTTAATGAGATACCTGAAAATTTTGAATATAATGGTTTTCCTGAAGACCTACTAGAAAAAATATACGACAAAAACAGAAGCTATAAAATATTAGAAACTTGCCACGATAATGCTTTCACCTTCGATAGAAAAGTCCATCATCCAGATGCGTACGTCTGTGTATCTGACTATCATCCTAGAAAAATAAAGGAAGTTTTACCAGATGCTAAATGCTATATTTGGGACTACGATATACCTAAAAGAGAAAGGCCTGACAGAGAGAGGACTTTAATGAGCTTAGGCTTAGACCCTAATAAATTACATGTACTGAATGTTGGCTTATTTCATGAAAATAAAAATCAAAAATTTATTTATGATATAGCTCAGCAAATAACAGATAAAGACGTACAGTTTCACTTTATAGGTAATGATTGCTATCTATGTAATTGTGGTATTGAGAATACAGATTTACCTAATTGTAAAGTTTGGGGAGAAAGAAATGACGTTGATACTTTTTACTCATGTATGGACTTATTCTTTTTTCCGTCTAAAAGAGAGCTGAACCCTTTAAGCGTAAAAGAGGCTATATCTTGGGGTATGCCTGTTTTAATGAATAGAATAGAGTCTTGCGACCTATACAAAAAATACGAAAATAATGAGAGCGTAACTTTTATAGATGACATTGACGCTAAAGAATATATTTTAAATAAAGCTGGAGTACCAGAAAATAAAGATTTAAGAATAGCTCTGTATACAAGTTTTTATAATAACGCCAGATACATACCGGGATTATACGAGCAAATACGTGGTCAAACTTATTCTGACTGGAAGTGGTTTGTCACGGACGACTTTAGTAAAGACGATGCAGTGAAAGATACTCTTCTTGATTTAGCGTCTAGAGATACTAGAGTAATTTATTGCGAGCAAAAAAGCAAAAAAGAAATGTTTTGGAATCCTCAACACTTTATAACTGAGGACTGCGACTACCTTGCTCTAGTCGATGCAGATGACGGTATATACCCTAAAGCTTTAGAGTTTCTTAATCACATGTTAAAAAAGAATCCTAATGCTTTTACTTTTTCTACTTGGTTTCACCAGTATAGTAATAACGTAGAGGACAGGCAAAATATAACTAACCTAGACTACTCTTTTCCTCAAGGTAACTGGCATGACTACTTGAGTGTTCATGAAGATAATTTAAAAAGCGGGAGAGGCTTCGACTGGTCTTCGTTAAGGTCTTTTAGGTTTTTTGGTGCCTTAAGGGGACATAAAAATAATCAAGAAGTTGAGATAGATGTAGACTACCCGATAGAGACTGTCTCTGAAGACTCAATAAGAATGGCTCAGTTACAAAAGTATGGAGATTATATTCTTTTCCCTAGACCTATGTATAAAGTCTTAAATCATGAAGACTCTCATGCCACACCTTCAAACGTAAACGAGCAACAAAATAGAGTAGGCAAACAGAACCTTTATAATTCTTTAAGCTTAACAAAAGACTTTACTCACAATATAATACTACCAACTTATTATGATTACTTTGACGAACTTTGTGCGCTAGCCAAATCAAATATACATTTCGAAACAACTAAAAAGAAGCTTTGTTTAATTACTAATAGAGACATAACACAAGAAGAAAAAAATAATATTCAAGATTTGTACTTTGATCATGAATTTTGCGTTAATGATTATTCAGATGATGTAGACTATTTCTTTTTGAATCTTAACAGTTTTAATGATTCCGAGCTTACGTCTATATACAATAAGCTATCTAAGATAAAAGGAGAGTTTGAATTAAGTATTTATACATTACTTAAAAAAGAAGGTGAAGAGTTTTTAAACGAGGCAACTAAAAGAATGAGCTATATATTCAAAATGCCTTTTTCATGGAATTCATTTTGCAACAACCTAGTATTTACTTTTAATTTTAAAAATACAAAAAAAAGAGTACTTATTGAGTTATGTAGTTCTTCTTTAGGTGATAGTGTAGCTTGGACACCTTACGCAGAAGAGTATAGAAAAAAACATGAATGCGAAGTTTATTTATTTACTTATAAAAACGATTTATACAGAGAGAGTTATCCTGATATAAATTTCGTAGACAGCCTAGAGGAGACAAGAGGAAAAGACTTTGACGACCATATTAAAGTAGGCTGGTTTAATAACACTCCAGATTGGGTAAAGCAAAACGAGGAACAGAGAGCGGCGTCTTATTATCTTAATTTAGAACATAAAGAAGTAAAGCCAAAAATAGATATTTTAAACAAAGAAAGAGTCATATCTGGAAAATATGTATGCATATCTGTTCAATCTACAGCGCAATGTAAATACTGGAACAATCCAGAAGGATGGGATAAGGTAATAGACTATTTAAATTCAAAAGGATATAAGGTAGTTTGTATAGACAGGCACGAAACCTACGGGGGTAGAGACAGGTATAATGAGGTCCCTTCTGGCGCTATAAACAAAACAGGAGATTTTGACTTACAAGAGAGGATAACTGACTTGTATCACTGTGAGTTTTTCATAGGTCTTGGCTCTGGGCTTTCTTGGCTTGCTTGGGGCGTCGGTAAAGAGGTGGTCTTAATAAGTGGTTTTAGTAATGAGCAGACAGAATTTTATACTCCTTACAGAGTAATCAATAAAAGCGTTTGTAACTCTTGCTGGAATAGAGAGAAGTTTGACCCAAACAACTGGAACTGGTGCCCTGATCACGAGGGGACAGACAGAGAATTTGAATGCTCTAAACAAATTAGTTTTGAAATGGTTAAAGAACAGATAGATAAGTTAATATGAGTAAAAAGGTAAAAGTTTTTTTTAAAGGGAATGGCTTAGGAGACACTATAGGCTGGATGGGTCAGGTTGAAAAGTATCAGAAAAGGACAGGAAGCGAAGTAGATGTTTTTTGCAAGTTTAATGATATTTTTGGCTCTAAAGATTTAAATATTTACCCCAAAAACAGCCCATTAATGGAAGGCCATTATGATGAGTCTTTTATAATAGATTATTATAATTGGCTAAGACCTGAGGGTATAAATAACGAAGTTAAGGATATTAAGTTTAGCGGTTTAATGCAGATAGCTTCTGAAATTTTAGGTTTCGAAGACTTCGAAGAAATCAAGCCTGTCCTAAAGATTAAACAAAAGAATATAAAATTAAAGCGCCGTATAGTTACCATGGCATCTTTATCTACCTTGCAGCAAAAGCTTTGGAATCATAAGGGAGGGTGGAATAAAGTAATATCTCACTTAAATAAAAAAAACATAGATACCTTGAGTATAGATGGTCATTCTCAGTTTGGAGCAGGGTTCCCTTTAGGCGACATCCCAGCTTTTAATAAAATACCTTCAGCATCTAAAGATAAGACCGGGCTATCTATTCAAAAAGCTGCAAACTATATACAAAAATCTATTTTCTTTATGGGCTTAACCTCAGGTCTTTCTTGGCTAGCTTGGGCTTTAGATAAGCCGGTAGTAATGGTCCTTGGGGCTGTTGCAAGTGATTACCATTTTTCTCCTTCACCGTATACAATACAAAATAAAAGTGTTTGTCATGATTGTTGGAGAAACCATAACCCTAAATTCGAAGATTGGTATTGGTGCCCAGAAGATAAAAATTTTGAATGTACTAGAGAAATAACACCAGAAATGGTAATAGAAAAAATAGATAAATTATTATGAAAGTAGAAGTATCAGATGGAGAGATTTTGGACAAGATGTCTATATTAGAGATAAAGCTTGACAAAATAGAGAATGTACAAAAATTAGCTAATATTCAAAAAGAATATAACACGCTAAAAGAGACTATAGGTGAACCACCTTGGTATGAGCATGTTTTTAGAAATTATGGTTTTTACTGGCAGCTAAAAGAAATAAATGAGACACTATGGGAGATAGAAGACGAAATAAGAATAAAGGAAAAAAATCAAGAGTTTGATGATGTTTTTATTAAATTAGCTCGACAAGTTTACAAAACTAATGATAAAAGAGCAGAAATGAAGAAAGAGATTAACGTATACACTGGCTCGAATCTGTTAGAAGAAAAATCTTACGAAGATTATGGTCAATAATGTGTAATTTACATAGTATATGGCGGTTAAAAGGTACGTCGGTGATAAGCTAGTAGGCTTGGATAACCAGAAAGATGGTGTTTTACACACTGTTTCTGATGGCGCGAATTATTATTCTACTGACTCTCCTTATAACGTATATATAAAAGAAAACGGAGCTTGGCAGCAAATAAGCGCTGGTGGCGGAGGAGGCTCAGGTACTTCTGGCTCTTCTGGCTCTTCTGGAACTTCGGGTTCTTCAGGTACGTCAGGTTCTTCTGGTGTTTCTGGTAATTCCGGTTCTTCGGGTACGTCAGGTTCTTCCGGTGTTTCTGGTAACTCTGGCGCTTCGGGAACTTCAGGCTCTTCAGGTGTTTCGGGAAGTTCAGGTTCTTCAGGTACGTCAGGTTCTTCCGGTGTTTCTGGTAACTCTGGCTCTTCGGGAACTTCAGGCTCTTCAGGTGTTTCGGGGAGCTCAGGCTCTTCAGGTACGTCAGGTTCCTCTGGTGTTTCTGGTAACTCTGGCTCTTCG